GCACCTTCAACCGTGACCGCCGCCGAGGTCGTGCCGCCGGTAGCGGTGCGCGAGCCGGTGGTGAACTGCTTGATCGACTGGCTCATGTTGATTTCGTCGAAACCAAGCACGCCCGTGCCCATCATGCCGTTCTTGAACTGCTTGCTGATGGTGTCGGTCGGGTTGAACAGGCCCTTCATGCCTTCGACCAGGCCAGCGTTGGCAGCCGGGTTGACGGTGGCGTAGCGCGGCGACATCACGGCGGCGTTCTCGTTCAGCTTCTGCTGGGCTTGCAGCAGAACCAGCGAGGTGGCCGGGGTGGTGCCAGGAGTGCCGACCGTGTTGCCGATGGTCTTGAAGGCGTTGGCCACATCAGCGTCAATGCTGGAGGCCAGCTGGCTGATACGAGGCTTCAGCACGCGGTCTGCAAAGTCGTCCAACTGCATCGTCAGTTCGGCGCTGGTGAAGTTCACGCCGATGTGCTTTTGCGAGGCAACCGTCAGGGTGGTGAACTGCTCGTTGTCGTCCTGCACTTGCAGAGCGGCACCGTCGGTCACCAGAGCGCGGTCGGGCAGACGGATCCGCAGGGTCGAGCCGATCTTTGCACCTTCAACGGCGAACGAGTCGTCGTACTGGCGGTTGACGTTGCGGGTCAACACCAGGTTGTTTTCAAGGATCTCCAGGGCCTTCCTGGTGATCATGTCAATGGTCAGAATGCTATTTGCCACGGCAAATTTCCTTTCAAAGTTGGTTTAGCGGTTGCGTTCAAGCTTCTTCATCTGCCGGGCTCGGTCAGCAGCAATCCACTCGCTTGCGCTCATGGTCTTGATGGACCGAGGATCGGTAGTGTCAAAGCTCCGCGCACCAGAAGAACGCGCATTGACCGGCGCAAGCGGAGGCGGTGCGCTAGTCGTTTTCTTAACGACGGGATTATCAGCCAACTTGGCCTCAAGTTTCCCGATTTCCTTGGCCTGCATGAAAGGCTGCAACCTAGAGATGCGATCTGCCTCTTTGGGGTTCGCCCCCAAGAAATAAGCCACATCGGGGCCGATTTCAGATGCGTGGATCGTCTGAGCCATTACGTCAGTGATTCGGAGGTTGGGGTTGTACGCAACTTGTTCAAAGTCATCGTACTTGTCCCGCGCTTCCTCTTCCTTGTCGCGGTAGCTCTCAAGAGTCTCTGCCTGCTGACGCTGGGCCTCTCGTTCACGAATCAACTGCTCGGCCTTTTGATAGACCGATGCCTCGGCTTGGGCCTCTGGCGTGTGCGGATCGTCCGTTACGGGCGGCTTGAACGTGTCGGCTTGCTTGGCGGCAAACTCTCGCTCCATCTTGCGGCGCTCGCGTGCGAGGCGCTTGCCGAACTCAGCGTTCAGTTCTTCCTGCGTGAACAGTTTTTCTGAAGGCGCTTCGTCGGCTACTTCCGGCGTTTGGTCTTCTGGCGCAGGCGCTGCCGTAGCTACCTGGTCAGGCGCGGGGGTCTGGTCCGCTACTACTTCAACTTCGTCAAGCATTCAATGAATCCTAAGATTCCCTGGTCAACGGGCCAGTACGGTACAAATTATAGCCGCCGGCTTTTACAGCGACCCGAAACTTGACAGGAACCAGGCGCCGTTGCCGTACTCGACAACAGCCCACTGGCCTGCGGATAGTGTCTTCAAGCCGCCCACAGACAAGGTAGAAGCACCTGTGGCCGCTGCTTGCCGGACAACCTTGAAGCTAGCTCCTGTGAATGCGTTGGTGGCCGAAAGTGTCACCGTGCGATTGGTAGTCAGCGGCGTGTTGAAAACTTGAGTCGGGGCGTCAACACCGGAGACGACTGTTACAGACGCATCGCCACGGTCAGCGCTAACGTAAGCAAACGCGCTGCTGTAAGTGTTTCCTGCAACACGGGCGGTCACCGTCCCCAGCAATGAAATATTGGTAGTACAACCTCTAAAGATATTGCTGTTGATGGTCACATCTGATGCTGTTGACGAAGCGGCTGTGCTTACGCCCACCGTAAAATTAAGCAGCGTGTTTTGTGAAATATCAATATTTTCAGAGCCTACAAGCCCGGAAAATTGAATGCCGTCAACAGCCGCAACAACTGTGTCGTGAGACAGGAGATTGTTTGTAATTTTAGCGTTTTTAACAATTCCGGTCGCACCATAAGTGCCCAGAATCATTGCGCCAGAATTTGGGCCTGTCAATCCAAAAAGAGATACTCTGTTGTTGCTGATAATTAGCCCGTCAAACCTACCAGACCCCCCAGCATAAATAGCGTATTTTGTGCTTCCACCGTTAACGGTCACTGAATTGCCAGTAACTACGTATCCATACCCGCTGACAGGATTTGACGCGGTATCATTTGCCGCAGAAACAACAATAGCGGAATCATCTAGTACGTTTGAGGAAATAGTCCAGTAGTTTCCGGCGGCCTCAATACCTTGGCGCCAAGTCCCAGAATCACTCCTTCGCCATGTATTCCCAGTTATTGAAACGTTGTCGCCCCACCCCGAAATACCAGACGCGCCAAGCGTTGCCTTATTGTTGGCGTCAAAAATGTTGTTAGAAATAACTACGTTCTTAATGCGGTAGAAGTGGTCGTCGTTAGAAATATCACCTGCAACCATTTCAATTGCAAACAAATCAGAAGCAACGTTTTGGAAATAGCACGAATCTACAACTAGGCCGCCAAGTACCGCAGGGCTAAAAAAGTTAACTTGGATTGCGTCATACACCCAATTAGTAAAATAACACCCTTGAATAGTAATATTTTCCGTGTTCCAGAGTCGAAGGTTAAAAGAAATGGCTTTTACAGTAGTGTCAAATTTACAATCTGTAAAGTTAACAGTGTTTACAGGGCCAAATGTACTAGTGTAAAAACAAGCTACGTTAGCCTCATACCCATTGTAAAACCAAACATTATTGAACTTAATGTTAGTTGCCGCGCGGTCAATACGAACACACGTACTATTGGCGTGTGTTCTAAAAGCACCATCGCCATCAAACTTAAGATACTCAACCTCAATATTACTTGCTTGCCGAATCTGCAAGATAGCGTCCGTTGCGCCAGACCCAAGTTTCAACACTGACCCCGCGCCGTCGCCGTAAATGCGTGTGTTGTTGCGCGTGCTGTCAATGGTGATCGATGTACCGACCAAATAAGTCCCTGCAGGGAAGTACAGCGCCTCTCCAGTTGCGGCGGCCAAAGCGCTAACAATAGCGGCAGACACATTTACCGACGCGGTGTTGGCTTGCACATCTGCAATTTGCGCCGCAGTCATAAAGTCAAACACCGAAATAGTCTCGCGCAGCTTAGTTTGGATAGTCGTAGTGACTGCGCCAGTGCCCGCCGCAAGAAATCCAAGTTTGTTGATGGCTGCTTGCGTAGTGACCCCGTCTTGGACTACCGGCAGTACATCAGTAGATGCTACCGGCGACGTTGCTACGGGCAGTTGGGTAATTTTCAGATTAGCCATTTTGCGGGGGCACTTTGTATTGAGATGCTGAAGGCTTACGCCCAAACACGGGCGGGCGTTTTAGGCGTCACCGCCCAGGCTTTCAACTCAGGCATTTCTTCGGTGTGGCGCACGTTCACATGCCAGCCGTCAACGGGGGCCATTGCAAGCATGTCGCCCTCATCGGTCTTGATCATCTTGCCGGTGGGCTTGTAAATGGCGCCGATGACGTCAATGGCCGCGTAGCGGGGGCGCTTGAACGTCTCAACCACATCGCCTTGCACCGCGGTTTGTTCCTCAAACAGCGCCGCATCAGCCTCTGCCGCGTCTTTGAACTTCAGGTGTAGATCGTAGTACATGTCAAGCAGTCAAAGTTTGGAGTTCGGCGTTGGTCAGGCGACGGGGGTAGTAGGTGATACGTTGCAGGTATCCGTTAATTAACCCCGCCGTGACAACATTCGACCCAAGCCGCGCAGTTGTCTGCCCAGAAGGGATGGTGCCGGAAGTGTCTACAACAGCAGCAGCCCCGTTTAATGAAGCAGCAAAATCGTTTACTTTGTAAGCACTGGCGAGCTTGAAAGTAGACTGTAAGCTGATTACGCCCGAAGATATATTGGCTTGATCTACCCCGCCTGAAATCACCCGAAATGCTGGGGTGGTGGGGTTAGAAAAGAAGTTAATAATGCGATTGTTTGTTGTACCGTCATCGGTGCTAAACAGAGCAGGGGCGCTTGCAAACAAGTTAGACGCTTGTACAAAAAACGAGCCTTCAGTTGCGTTAAACCAAGGACTCAGCGTGTTGATTGATGCTACGTCTGCTGCGCGGGTGACGGTTGCGGTGGTGGTGGGGATGTATGAAGTTGCAAAACTCCCAGCCTCCAAGTTAGCAAATTGAACTGACCCAGTAACCGTCAGAGTCAATGTGCCCGCAGTCGGCGTAAACGTCAACGTGACGCGGTTAGGGTATGCACCAGTTCCAACTAAAGGCCCTGCAGTAGACGCGCCAGTTAGTGTGACTACCCCCGTACCATAAAACGACAATGTGTGCGCCACTGCCGTAACCGTAACTGATTGTGTTGACAGCGTATTGCTGTTAAGCAGTAAGTTTGTCCGCGCTTCTTCCACAAGAAACCCTTGAGCAACTAGCGTAGTTGGGTTGTAATCAAACCGTGGTGCGTTGATGGCCGCAGTCTGCAGCACGCCAGCACTGTCGGTAAACGTCCCTGTACTGGCCCGCGTGAAGGTGATGATCTCACTGAATGTCTTAGATACGAGAGGCATGATTAAATCGCTTCTTGGTAAATTTGGCTCACGAAATCAAGGTCCAGACTAGGCTCCCAAGGTGCATAACCCACCCACACTTGGTACGACCCTTGAGGTTCAGCAGGCAACGCCCACTCGTAGTAGCGGTCAGAGTCCAAACGCAGATCCAGCGTGGGGCCAGTTGCATAACTCTCGTCCATGTCCGCAAACCACAAATCCAGCGTCGCGCCCAGCGGGTTGAGTCCCCCACCCGCAGGCGACGAAATCGTAGGCCCTGTGCCGGCCTGCCACGATTCGCGGACGCGGTTGACGTATTGCGGGCTGGAAAATACCGAGGTCATGCGTAGTAGCTCACGTTCAGCGCGGAACTGGCAGTTTGCTCAATAAATCGGATGCGCTGCAAATCACCATCGTACGACAGCACCGTGTCTACGCCTAGCGGCATACCCGAGGTGACCGTTGGATTAACACCGTCGTCACGCCAGCGAACCGGCTGCACCTCAGGCACGATGACCGCCAACGTAGCGCCAGATGGCACCGTCAACGCCGTGGACGAAGACAGCGATGTGATCTGTTGGTAGCCCAGGCAGACGGTGGTGGATTTCAGTCCCATGATGCGTCCTTACGCAAGAAATTTGATTTTGTAGATCGTGGACAGGTACTGCCCGACGATCTCATCGATGATGTTCTGGATGGCGGTGTCGGTCTTCTCGCAGACCTTGTACCGAGCAGATTCAACCTCGCTCAAAGAGTCTTGCAGAAACTCCATGATGTTGACGGTTTTTTTAGCCCCTTGCAAGGTGATCGGGCCAATCAGCCCGTGCCGACCCTGATACGCCTCGGCAAACTTGTCCGCCAGATCCACGATGTTGTCGTAGAACTCGTTGAGCGCCATGTGCTTGGAGAACGAACGGGTGTTCAGATGCACGCTGTGCGCAACATCACGCGCTAGGAACAACGTACCCACAAAATCGGCGGCGCTCATTGCATTTGCCCTTCCATCTCAGATGCGCCAAGCATCTCGCGTGGCTCCATCGGCTGCACTAGGTCACCCGCGGTCATTACATCACGCAACGTCTGCATCACAACTTCTTGCACTTGCTCGGGCTGCATATTAGCGGCCACTGACTGCAACCGACGGGTTTCGGCCTCGTACGACCGGATGTTGGCGTCAGACTGCGCCTTGAACTCGTCAATCTCGACCGAGCGGGCCTCAATCGACTGCTGCACATTCTGCAGCATGCCTGCCATCTGCTGCATCTCCTGCATCATCGCTTGGATCTGCTGGTTGGCCGCTTGCAGTTCCGGGTTCTCGTCCTCGTCGCTCATGAGCTTCGGGTCGATAGTCTTGGCGAACCGCTTGGCCATCTCTTGCGCGCCTGGCCAGTCCATGTTCTTGACGAACAGATCGCCAGCCACCTGCCACAGCTGCGGGTTGCCTTGCAGCAGCTGCGCCATCGCCTCCAGCGCCTCCTGGCGCTTCGTGGCGTAGCCCGGGCCAGTCACAACCACCACATCGTACTTGCCGACGCTGGGGTTATAGAGCTTCTCAATCACGATGCCCTGCTCGTCGACGATCTTCTTGACCGGCTCATCCTGCATGGGGTTCATCTTGACCATGCTGGACTCACCGTCCTACCGATGATCCGAGCGATGCGCTGGGTGTCGTAGATCTTGGGGATCAGGTCGACCAACTGCCGGGTGACATGGCGAACGGCCCGCGCCAGGTTGTCCACAAAGTGGTAAGTGCCGGTGTCGCCCTCTTTTTGGCGGGCCAGAATGGCTTTGCCAGAACGCTCGTTACCCTGGAGGCCCAGGGAGGCGTTGTATTGGCCCGTGGTGCCCTTAATGTCCTCAGCAGCACCTGCCTTAGCCTGCAGCAGCCCAGACGACGCTATAGGCGGTTGTGCGCGTTGTGGCAAGGGCAGGATAGAGCCCGCGCCGTCCGTCACATCGGGGTTCACCTCCAAATACGGCCAGTTCTGGGTGTTGGCAGTCTTCCACTGGTTCTCGTAGCCTTCAAACTGGCCGCCGTAGCCGATGAACGGCGCTTTAGGCGCCAGCGCCAGCATCTCGGCCTCTTGGCTGACCCAGTAGTTGTACATGCGCTGGGCGTCTTTGGCGTTGCGCACCAGGCCCGACACATACAGACGGCCTTCAACCTCAAACTCGTTGCCGACCACGCGCACGACCGGGATGTACTTGCCGGCCCATTCAGCCGTCTCAAGGATCTCGTAGCCGTTGATCTTGCACCACCTGATCTTCTTGCGGTCAGCCATGCGCGTGCGCGTCGGCTTGCCGTACATCATGCGCAGTTGCTTGTCTTCCGGCGAGCCGTCAAACGCGGTCTGGTTGCCCGGGTACAGGTTCAACTGAGTGCGGTCGTACTCTTCGTAGAAATACTCAGCGATACGAACGGTTTTCTCGTTCATCCACTGGTTCAGCGACTGGTCGCCAACCCCCAGCGACATTAGAGTGTTGACGGGAGCGGCCTCGGGGTAGAGGCGCTCGTACTCGTCTTGCGAGATGTCCTCGGTGATGAAGCACCACCGGGCGTCTGCGCCGCACGGGTCTTGGATCAGCGGGTCCATGTAGACCGAGAACGAGTTGCGAATACGCCCGATCTTGATGTCCTGATCAAACGTGGTGTCGTCGCAATACTCGGTCAGGATGCGGACGTAGCCTTCACCAAACGACACTTGGTTTTCGCAGGCGGTGTCGTAGGCAACGTCGGCGTCGCTGATGTACTCGATGTGCCGCACGACGCCGTCGAAGATTTCGGCGACTTCGATGTCGGCTTTATCATCGGCAGGAATAACCTTGCCACTTGGGCGGTTCTGTCGCTGGTCATTGGTCACCTGCCGAACGTGCTGGGGCAGCTTGTTGATTGTCAGGCACGGGCGAGCGTTGATCGTCTGGCCCTGCACCGCGCCGCGGGTGGCCAAAACGTCTGCTGGCCACTGCCAGTGGTTGTCGGGGCTGCCCGCAAAGAACTTCAGATCGTCTAGCTCATCCTCACGCGATTCCGAGTACGCCGACATGGCCATATCCAGCCGCTCGCGAGCAGTGGCTAGGATCTCGGCGTCGCCTTTCTTGGCGCCGCCGTTTGTGGACACCGACCTAGCCGCAGCAATACCGGAATAGTCTTGAGGCATGGTTATTTTTTGGGTTTGGCCGTCTTAGCCGACTCTTTGAACGCTTTGGCGGTTGGAGCGCCCGCAGCGCCTGGCTTGCGCATTTTTTCACCGCTGCCAGCGGCGATTCGATCACGCTTGGCGTGGATATTGGCGTAGAGCCCGGGTTTGGTAGCCATTACGATCCCATCCATCCAGATGAAGCCATTGATCTGTCGCGCATTGTAACGGTGCGGGGGCGTTCTACACGCTCGCGGCTCGCTACGGGGAAGGCAAACGTCACCGCCAGTGCGTCAGCAGCGTCAGGGGAGGCCAATCCGCGTGATTTCATGTCCTTTTTCGACTCCAAATACAGCGTGCCGCTGCTGTCGGGCTTGGTTTTCGGCCCTGTCAGGTCAGATTTCAGCACGCGGTCTTCTGTAACGGCCGCCGTGCGCAGCCAGTCGCGCATGGCGCCCCACATTTCAGCGCGTTTGTTACCCCAGGCGACCGGATTCTTGGCTTTCCAGCCAAAATTCACTCCGCGCACCTTATACCGCTGTTCCGTCAGCCGGTCAAGGATGCCATACCCCAGCCCGCCCTCGTCCAGCACGGTCAGCGCGGGCTTGAACTCTTCCATCGCGTCGATGATGTGGCCCACCACCGTCATCGTGTCGTCCCCGCGGAAGCGCCTGATGGCCAGCAGGTCGCGGCCTTGCCGCGCCACGATAACCGTTGAGTCCGTACCGCCGCGGGCGGGGTCAATACCCAGCACGATAGGTGCCCCGGGGTCTTTGTACTTGGCCCGCTTGAACGCCGCGTCCACCAAGCTGGGCGGGATGAATTGATCGTCGCCCGAGGACGGAAACTCACCGTAGACCTCGATGCGCGCCTGGGGCGAGTCCTCGCCGTACTCCTCCACGATCTGCTCGTACACCGCTTTGTCGGTGTCCTCGACCGTGCGGGCGTCAATCTGCCGGGTGTTCCAGAAGTTGCGCTTAGCGTTGAAGCACTCGTAGAAGTAGCCCTGGTTGCGCCGGGGGTTGCTGAACGCGCACCAGAATCGGTGCGGCGTGTGTTCGGTAAAGAAGCCCTGCGCTACGTCCCAAATTGTGTCCGGGATACCGGACGCTTCATCAAAGATAAGCATCACGCCGTCGCTGTTGTGCAGGCCGGCGTAAGCGTCAGGGTTCTCTTCGGACCACAGACGCCCCTCAGCGCCCCAGTACCGCGTGCCTTTGCGCAGGTCGCGCTCCACGATCTCACTCAGCCACTTGGCCGGCGTGATCCGCGTAGCCGAGATCTCCCACCAGTGGCTGTTGATCAGCATTGCCAGCCACTTGGTGATCTCGGCCCAGGTAATAGAGCGCAACTGCGCTTCGCTGTTGGCCGACACGATCACCGACGCGCCAATGCGCGTAGACAGCATCCACAGCACCAGCCAACTGACCAGCGCCGACTTGCCAATACCACGCCCTGACGCCGTGGCCATGCGCAGCACCTCATACGCATCGACTTGGCCGTTGTTCTTGGCGATGTGCGCCGTGATGTCGCGCAGCACCTGGCGCTGCCAGGCCCGCGGCCCCTTGTGCTTGGCCAACGGCGTGCCCGCCTCCCCCCACGGGAAAGCGAACAGCACGAACTTCTCAGGGTTGTTTGATACGGACGGCGTCCAGAGCTGGGACATCAGCCCCTGCTCTTGCTCTGCCGAGTAGCGTGGTTCCTGCACTAGGCACCTCTTCGACCATCTCTAAAACCCGCGATTGTGCCGCAGCCAGTGCGTCGACAATACTGATCTGCTGCGCCACATCAATCTGCACCTGCTGCTTGGCCACCCAACCGTGGGCGTGCTTGAGAATCTCAAGCGCCGCCCTTGCGTCGCCGCCCTCGGCCGCTTCGTGCAGTTTGGCCGACATCGCGTACTCGCCGTCTGCGCGCCCCTTTTGCTCGGCCAGTTCGGCCAGCGGGTCAAGCTCGCGCAGCCGGCGGTACTCCACAGGCAACAGCCCTGCGCGCAACGCC